TTACGCAGCCGCGGCCAGCGACTTCGAACGAAACGCCGGCTCCCATGTGGCCAGCGCAGGGTCTTGCACAGGCTGCAGGCACTTGCCTTCATCAATCATCGTCAGCGCCGCCGCAAACAGACGCAGGCCCATTGGGCCTAGCTCCCTGCGCCAAAGCGACGTCGGTGTATCCTCCGGCCGGAAATGGCACCAATTCTGTAACGCGATCATCCGGGGCAGCTTCAGATTGTGATGAGGCTCAAACAGAGGCCAGTAGCGCCAGTCGGTTTGCCGGATGTCCAGGTCGATAGGCGGCCGGCGCCGAAGATGCCCCTGTTCAAACGAACTGGATTCGGTGTCGAACACCCAATCCGGCTGGACCCAGTCGAGGATGTCGTAATGGCAGGACGGCAACACAACGCGGCCGCCAGTGCGCCGCTACGCCTTCGCGAAGGCGCCGGCTCCGATTCGCGCGATCTGGCCGTCGACGACCGCGAGCGGCGGCGCTTCACATACCAGCCGGGCCAAGGCCGCCCGGAACTGCTCGCCATTGGAAAGCACGGAAAACGGACGAGGCCACGTCGGCACACTACCGAGACCAACGGTGTTGAGCAAAAATAAAGCGGTATAGCGCTTCGCCGAGACGGTGGTACATCTACCATTCCGTCTCCAGGCATTACCGCGCAGGGCACAGAAGCTCCAGTAGCGCAGCTCCGTTACCTTCCGGCGGAGCGGCCCCCCACTCGGCCGGCTTGCCCTCGAAGCCTCTCTTTCCGCCAGAGTTGATGTCTACGCTTAACTCGCGGATCATTCTCTGAGGGCAGTCGAGTTCATAGAATATGCTCGCTTGTGGCTGGAACGCATCGATATCCGCGATCTCTTCGTATACCGTGATGATCCCGCGTTGATCAGCGTTGAGGGTCTTCAACGATTCGAACGGTGGGACATAAGCGTTCCTCGTCTTTGTTACAGCCTCCTGGAGAACCTTGCCGCCAAAGTCCTTCTTGATGTCGACACCATCTAGGTCCTTTTGACGTAGGCACTTCGTCCAGACCTGTACGTGATCGCTCACGATATGACTGACCCCTTTGGCGTCATAGAAGCATAGCGATCGCTCGCCCAGGGATGCGCCGCCGTAGAACTTCCAATCAACACTCGCGGATCTCCCTTGGGCCAGAATCAATCCGCCAAAGAGCGCAGTAACGATATACAGCACCAGCCGGCATATTCTCTTCGCCATACGCTCGTTCTCCGCGCTCGTTTCGTAATGGGCTTGCGTGCTGGCCAGTCGGGCACGTACAGCGGCCCGATCGCCTTTCCGGGGCTGGTTTTCCCGGAGCCGCACGGTCCGACGATAACACCGACTTGCCAGTCCTGTTCGTCAATCGGCAGACCCGCCCCGAGGTCGAAATGCCGGTCGTCGTCGACGTTGAACAGCGATTTTACGCGCGCCGCGCGACACGACTTCGAGTCGGCGCAGCGGTAGTGTACGGCCACCACCTTCAACTTGTAGCCCTGCTTGCGCAGAGCCTGATAGGCAGCCTGCTGTTCAGCTTCATCGCGGCAAACGACGACAACGCCGAACTGCGGCTTGTATTTGTACCCGTTACGGCCCGGCTGTTTGGCCGGGAGAGGCATTTTCGCGCCCATTACAAAGCTCGATGTGTCTGGGCGCTCGGTGGCGCGCTGGTTCGAGGCCCGTGGCCTTCAGATGATTGATCGCCCCGCAGCGGGGGCATTTGATGCTCAGCTCGATGTACCGGCCTGAGGCCAGTTTGCGGCGGCACTGGCCGCAGCGGATATCAAGTGCGGCGGCCGCCTATTGCGGCGCGGACACGCGCTGACTGTTTGCCATATGTGAAAGCCCTTTCCGTATGGCAGAATGGCGCCCGCCTTCCGGAAGGTGGCGGGGCCTTGGCCGATTCACTGGCTACAGCAGTGATGCGGCGGCCGCCACGGGTGCTCCAACACCCGCGGCGGTTGCCCTGTCTTTTACGTGGACGCCGTTCCTTGCTCATGCACGAACGGTGGAGGCGACGGAAGCGTTACGTCGGGCCAGTTCGGCATTCCGCTGCACTCCCGCAGCGCCTGTCGATACCCGAGCAGCATGACAAACTGGTCGGCCGTCAGAGTCGTCCCGTTCCCAAGTAGCTTTTCGTCTTGATGTCGGGCAACGAGCCAATCGGTCTCACCAAGCGCTGAGTCGCGCACCGCGCGCTTCGCGCTGGCGACTTCTGCTCGCGTCGGCGGCGGCGGATCGAGTGCGACCGGCTCACCAGCGCTGTTGACGACAAGGCGCTTGCCGATCGATTGCGCGTTGATGAGATCGATCCACCGTTCGTTGCTGATGTCGACGACGGGTACCCCATGCGGGGCCGGGCAGTCCACGCTGTCGTAGAACGCCACGATGTCGCCGTTCGACTCGTATGCAGCTTGCTTTTGGCCCATGAGTAAGCCTCCTTTAGTATCCGATTACGATCCACCAGATATATGGCGATACCGAGTTGGGAGAGTTGTTCCATACGGTCAAGACGCTGTTGGTTGCGCCGATGCCGATACTTGGGGACGTCCCCGACCATACCGTCGTCTGGGCCGGCGTTCCCGTCGCTACAAGAATGGCATTCGGCAAAGTGATCGGCAGCACTTGGTTTGCAGATGCATTCGCACCGATCGCGGTTGCGAGTCTTCCCCATTGGATAATCAGCCCACTCGGCAGCTTCTGATAGCCGTTGACGTTCAGGGACGCCCCAAATCCACCCGTATATGCGAGAGGCGTTGACCCTCCAACTGAATACCAATTTGCACCGTTGCTTTCGAGCACATACGTGTCGCCGAGTGCCATCGGAACCGTTGAAAGTGACGTGCTCGCGTTCATGTAGATGACGTCAGTTCCCTGACGCGAAATCGTTGCCGGAATCGCGCCAACTCCGCTCACAAATTCGAGGCGCGCACCGGCCGGAACGGACGAGGCAAGCGGCAGCGTTACCGTATAGTTTCCGGAACCGCCGAGATAGATAGTGCTACCCGCATTCGCGGCGGTCAGCGTCGTCGCCCCGACCAACGGAGTAAAGGCGCTCGCCTGCATACCGAACGACCGGACAAATGCGGTCGTCGCGAGTTTCGTGGTGTTATCGAACTGTCCCGCTGTCGGCCCCTTCGGCGTGCCGGTGAATACCGGCGAGTCGATCGGCGCTTTCAGCGCCAGCTGACTCGTTACCGTCGTCGCGAAATTCGGGTCCTTCCCGAGCGCCTGGGCGATTTCATTCAGCGTATCGAGAGTCCCCGGAGCCTGACCGACCAGATTGCCAAGTTCCTGGGCGAGGTCTGCTTTGGTCGCGTACTGCGGATGCGGGTCAACTGCGGCGACGTGTTGCGTAAGCCCCGACTGTGATTGTTCGACCTGTTGCTTCAGATAGCGCGTGCGGCCGCCGAGCTGCTTTGCTTGCTTGTTCGAAACGCCGTCCGGGCCGCCCTCGACCGGGTCGGACGTTTCGATTTGGTAAAGGTCTTCCTCCCATTGAGAAGACTCGACGAGTTTGGCCATCAACTGCTCCCGTGGTTGTACTGTCCGTCATAGCGCGCGGCGCCGTTGTAACGCACCGGCACGCCTCGATACTCAAGGCTGGCAAGCACACAGCGCGCCGGCGCGAACGCCGCCAAGGTGGCTCGCAGCAGCGCTGCCTGGTCGTTGGTGATTGCTCGGTCGAGCAGGATGACCCGATAGACCGCCCACAAACCCGGATCGCCGTGCACCATCCAGCCGTTGTAGCGGCGCTTGCCGTCGTAGAACACGCGCGCGATGTTTTCGACGAGCTCGACCTCGCCGAAGCCCAACCGGCGGATAACCTCGCGAACGGCCCACGGCGTGCCCTTGTAGCGATGCAACTCGATCGCCCCCTTGATCAACGTGCGCCGCGCCTCATCGGATTCGGCAAGACTCCAGCCGTCTTCGCCCATAACGGAGAACTGGTCGGCCAGGAATGGCAGGGCCGACGCGTCAACGTCGTCGATGAGATAGACCAACAGCGGCGACAGATCGACGTTGCCAAGGCGCTCGGCGAGCTGCGCGAGCGTCTTGAAACGCGCGTCTTTGGCCAGCGCCGGCGGAAGCAGTAGGTCAGCCATTCGCCACCCCGATCGGCACGACGCTGACGCTGGTGCAGCGCGCCCATTCGTTCTCCGCGAGCGCGCGCAGCTCGAGGCCCGGCAGGTCGACGTCGTACACGCCTTGCGCCTGGACCGCCGCGCTCAGCTGGCGCGGCACGATGTCACGGCCCAAGCCGGCCGCGCGCCCGACTCGATACGTCTCGGCGCCGGCGCGAGCCAGCGCGACGGTCGTGTCTGCATCGGCATCCTTGTAGAGCGTCAGGCGCACGTCGATCGCGTAGTCGATCGGGGTCGGTGCGCGCACGTCGACGTAGTCGGTCAGCGGGCGTTTTCGCTCGTCGTCGAGGTTGTCGCGAACGAGCTGGAGGATGGCGTCGCTCGGCAGGCCGGTATCGACAAGCGGATAGACTCGCACGCTTCCGGGCGGCACGCCGTTGACCGAAACGAGCCGACCGTCGCGCACCTCCATCTCCGGGCTGATGACGCCGACGTCCACGATCGACTGATGGGCGCTTTTCGCATGGAACACGTATGCGAGGCGCGAGCCGGCCGTGCTGAACGCTTCCGGTGCGAGCTTGATCCGCTCGCGCAGGCGTTCCGTATCTTCCTCCTCGTAGCCGTCCGCACTGGCTTTCGTGTTGGCCACCGTGACGTCGACGTCGCCAAGGTCGTCGACCAGCGAGCCAATTTGACCAGGCTGCCAGCCGTTGCCGATTGCGCCGGCTGTATCGCAAGTTGCGGCGACGTCGACCGACAGCTGACCGGCCGGCAAGATCGCATCGACGTCGGTTGCGAACGAAACGGCACCGTCGCTCGTTTCGACACGCGTGCCTGCTCCGATCAGCAGATTGGACGGCAGTGCCGTCTCGACGGAAAAGCGAACGGTGGTTTTTGCCGGCCGCGCGGGAAGCCGCGTCACCCCGACGAGCTGGCCGAGGTAGTCAATCATCGGCGCGCGCGCGAATGCGACGAGGTTCTGCTTCGCCGCTTCCTGTACACCGACGCGCAGCAGCGTCTCGCGGTACGCGATGATGTCGACGAAGACGCGCTCGACCTGCGCCGGGTACAGCGTCTTGCCAGTACGCGCCTCGTAGTCGGCGACGATCTCGGCGGTAATCGCCTCGGGGTCGCGGTCGATGAAATTCGGCTCGGCGAGCGTCACCGCGGCACCTCCGTTTCACGGATCACGCCATCGGCGAGGCGCCATTGCACGCGGATGGTCTCGCGCGATTCGGAGATTGACGGAATCACGCGGATGACCTCGCATCGCGTCTCCCAGCGCCGGATCGCGTCGACCGACTCGCGCACGACGTGCGGGGTCGCGCGGTCGATCGGCATGTCGATGTACAGATGGAGTTTCGAACCGAACTCGGGCCGATGCGGATCGCTGCCCTGGGGCGTGCCCAAGATCAGGCGAATCGCCTGATCGATGTCGTCCACGCCCTCAACGACGCCGTCGCCGTTGAGGGCCGGTTGCCAGTGGACAGAGGTGATTTCGGAAAGCTGGGTCATGCGGCAATGTTGCCGCGTGACCATGCGGGGGGATATTAAAGCAGCTTAAAAGCTCAGTGGCTGTGGTGATTCGAGTTGCCGCCGGCGTCCATGACGGTGCCCGTGGCGTCTACGTTGCCGTTGATCTTCATATTGCCGGTCAACGCTGCGCCATCGCCGCCCGAGCCGGCCATCCCGCCTTGATAGGTCAGTTTGCCCTTGACCGTGACGTTGCGGGTGAACTCGGCTTCCGGCGTGTCGACGGTCACCTTCTCGCCGGCGCGCAGCACGATTTCCGTCTTCGAATCGACGATGGCCTTCTGCATGCCCGAACACGTCAGCGTGTGGGTCGCGCGATCGTATTCAAGCACTGCGCCGTCCTTGAAACGCACGATGAACTTGTTCGGATCGGTTACGGGCGGCCGGTCGGCATCAGAATAGACGGCCCCGAGAATAACGCCGTCCTCGCCGCGGCTGTCCATCAACACGGCGACTTGCTCGCCGCTGTCGTACGTCCAGCAAACCTGATCGGCCAAGGTCTTCGGATAGGCGATCGGCAGCCACATCGTGCGCATGTTGCCGAGGTCGGTCAGCCGCACACGAGCGAAGCCGGGTTTGGACGCGCTCACGGTCCCGAACTTGATCGTCGCGCCGAACTCGTCGAGTGTCTCGTTCATTTCTTGCCCTTTGATTTGACTGGCGAGGTGCCGACGACACCGACGTCGCCCTTCGCAGTGACGCCGTAGACCTGGAGCCCCTTGTTCGATTTCTTCGCGGCCCCCGTGCCTTTCCCGCGTTGAACGGCGGTCGACGAGCGCTTGACCTCGACCTCGGTTGAGTATCCGCCGCTGCGGTCCTGCCGATGTCGAGCCGACTCGATCAGATACTTGCCCGACAGCTTGCCGTACTCGAGCAGATCGATCGACGCGCCCGCCACCAGCTTCGTGTCACCGATCATTTCGACCGTCCCGCTCGTCTGCTTGAGATTCGCGCGGTCAAGTGCCGCGCGTGCCTTCGTCTGCAGTGTCGCTTTCGAGCCGGCCCGTGCGGACAGCCGCAACGTGTCGCCGCTTGCGGCCTGCCCGGACTGCTTCCTCTTGCCAGTGGCCGCCTCCGACTGGCCGACGACGCCCACGGAATCACCCGTTACGCCGTACACCGCGAGCTTCTTCGTTTTCGGGTTGTGATAGCCCACCTTGGCTCGCGCATAGACGTCCTTGATCTTGTCGCGCAGGCGAACCGACTTCAGCTCGCCGCGCCTGAACTGCAACACGGCGTCCGTCTCGCGAAGGTTCGCGAGCTCACTGAAGATCAACTTGCTACCCGAAATCTTGAACGCATAGCCGTACTCGCGTGCAAGGCGTGCCAGGAACGCCACGTCGCGCTCCTGAAACTGCGTGACGCGGTCGATTCGAATGTCCCGAATGCGGCCGGTCAGCGTGAGGTGGTTTCGTTTGGCCACGCGTGCCGCGATCGCGGCGAGCGTCGTGTGCTCGTATGCCTTGGCCTTGCGGCTTCGTACAGAGGCTTTCACACCAGTTCCGAGCCCGCGGATCGTCACGGTCGTCGGTGGCTCGTCGAACCCGATTTCGTCAATCTCGAACCTGCCGCACGACAGCAGCGGTGCACCGACATAGCCGAGCTTCAGCGTCAGTGCATCTCCCTTGCCGGGATACCATGCATCGCGCCAGCGGCCGTCTGCGTCCTCGAGCACGACTTCGATTTCGTCCGATTGCCCCGACAGGAAGTCGGTGTACGAGACCGACACCACGTAGGGAGCTATGTCGTTGGTGATGTTCTTCTGCTCATAGACGAGCGTGAACGTCGGCTCGGGAACGTCGCTGGTCGACGTAGGCGTATCGATTACCGCATCCACGGCGGAAGCTCCTCATCGGGTACATCATCGTTGGATACGACCGGAATCGACAGCGCGATTCCGCTCGCCAGCCGCGGCGCAATCGGAACGTCCGGATTGGCCGCGATGATCCGCTCGTATGCAAACGGGTTGCCGTAGTAGCGATAGGCGATCTGGTCCCAGCGCTCGCCTTCGGTGGTGATGTGAGTTAGAAACATCAGATCCTCCGCGTCACGACCTTGGCCGCCAGCTTGCCAATACTCGGTGCGGCCGAACTCAGCGCGTCGGCGGCCGATGCGAGCTGCCCGGCCGCGTTTTCGACCGCGCCCGTGATCGAGCCGACCGTCGCGCTTGCAAGCGGCCCTTGTGCGGATCGCACGGCGTCGAGCGCGGTGTTGCTGGCACGGAGGATGCCGGCCGCCTCGGGTATCTGGTCGGTCAACGAAGCCAACGCCGGCGACAGCTTCGCAAGCGGATCGGCGGCCTGTTTGATGTTGGTCAGCAGGCCCGACGATCGACTCAGGGCAGAAAGCGGGTTGTCCTTCAGCTTCTGAACGACCTTGACGGCGTCGACTGCGACGCGCATCGCGGACTGCGCCTGATTCGCGTACGTGACAGCTTGCCGGATCGTTCCACGTACAGTGGCCACGGTCGACTTGACGCTGGCGACCGCCTGCGCTGCCGCGGGTGGCACCTTCGGTTGAACGGCCGGCGGTTTAGCCGGGTTCTTCTTGTCGCCGACGAACTCGCGCAGGCTTATCGACGCTTCAAGCGCCAGTACGGTCCCGGACGGATCGGTCTGCTTGCTGTTCGTTTGGACTTCCTCCAGCACGAACCAGCCTTTGTAGTCGCCGTTGCCGAACACGAGTGCCATTGCCTGCTTGGCCGACAGCGCCGCACGCAGCTTCGCCAGCTCGGCCTCGGGGTTGCAGTACTGGTAGTGGAACGACAGATCGATCCGCACGACATCGAGCTTGTCCGCCATCCGTTGCAGCCGCGGTTTTCCCTGCAGCAGAGCGTGCTCGGCATAGTCCGTGGCAAAGGTCGCTTCGAACCCGTCGAAGTACCCGATCAGATTGAATTCGATTTCGCCAAGAATCGCGAACACGTCAACTCCCGTAGGCGCGGCGCGCGCGCTGTGCAAGGAGGTTGTCGAGCATGCGCTCGAGCTCGCGCGCCGACATGCCCAGCGCTTGGTTCACCTGTTCTTTGACGCCGGTCGGCGAACCACCTTGTACGGTGATCTGCGGCGCAAAGTGGACGGTGATGCCGGCGCCGGCCGGCGCGGCGCCAAGCGGTGTCTCGGCGCGCGCGGCTTCGATGCGCCGCATCGAAGCGGCGGCTGCCGCCTGCGTCGCCATGCCGGCTGCTGCACGCGTTGCGATCGCGGACGACCGACCGATGCCGATCGCCGCGCCCTGCGCGATGTTGTCGCCGAACCCCATGAATACGCGCGACGGCGACTTGATACCGAGCGTATTGGCGAACCACGTTTTCACGTTTCCGCCGAACTCCACCAGGGTATTTTTCGCAGCCGTGAAGCGATTGCGGATGCCGTTGACCAGGCCGTCGATCAGGTGCGCGCCGAAATCGGTGAAGTTTTTCGGGAGGTCCACGCCAAACCATTTCATGACGCTGGCGAACGCACGGTAAAACAATCCGAGCGGCGACCAGTTGACTATCAAGCGCATTACACCGCCGATGCCACCAGCGAATGCGCTCTTGATCGTGTTCCAAATGCCCGTGAAAAATTGCTTGATCGGCGTCCAGTAACGGTAGATGAGATAGGCACCGACCGCGATTGCAGTGATCGCCAGCCCGATCGGATTGAGCGTGAGCGCCCGACCGAGCCAAAGGACCGCGCGGCCCGCGAGCATTAACCCGCGTACGAGATTTCCGCCGAGGACGCGGCCGAGAAACAAGCCGCCTTGTGCGAGCAGTCGAAGCGGACCGAACACCCCCATCAAGATGCCCTGACCGAAGGGAAGGAGGATACGGCCGACCGCCAACGCGCCACGGCCGAGTCGCAAGAACATGCCTCCGACACGACCGAGCCACGCGGCGAGTTTGCCCGCCGCACCCGCGCTCAACCCGAAAAGCTGAAACACCGTTGAGAGGCGAGAACCACCACCGATCCACAGCGCCTTCATCAGCGTCCACTTCGCGCCAACGGTGGTCAGCGCCGTGCCTACCGAATTTATTGGCGACTTGATGAAAAAGTTCAGCGCCCAGCCAGCGGCGAGCGTCGCCACCTTCATGCCGATCACCGCGGTGGCAAACCCGACGATGCCCTTGATCACGCCAGGATTGGCCGCAGCGAATTGGGAGACGCGCTGAATGAGGGGCGTAACCGAGTTCATCAAGTTCGTGAGCGATGGCAGAAGTGCGTTGCCGACCGTGATCCCGAGATCCGCGAGTTGAGTCTTGAAACGAGTCCAGGCGACTGTCGCCAGCTCCGCGCGGCGCGCATAGTCCTGATCGATCGTGCTCAGCGCCTGGGTGCTACCCATGTCCTTCTTGTTCTGCTGGTACTTGTCCCAGCCTTGTTTCATCGCGAGCAAGTGGTTGATCGTCTGGATGTCCTGGAACACCTCATTCAGGCCGAAGCTCTCCATCAATTTGCGCTGCGCCTCTTCATCGCCTTTGGCGCCGGCCGCCTTCCATTGCTTCATGAATGCAGCGCCACGTGACGCGATGAATTTTTGCGCAATCAGCAGCGACCCTTCATAGCTCGAATAGCCGCCCGCAACGAGGTTGGACATCGACCTCTGATAGTCGACTCCGGCCTTCGTGTAGGCCGTAATGGTCGACTGAGAATTCATGTGCGACAACCAGTTTTGCAGGTTCGTCACGGCCTCGTCACCACTGGCTGCGCCTTCCCGACCCACCTCAAGGCTCGCGATAATCTGCGTGAGAGCGTCCTGGCCCTTGATGCCCTTGGAAGCAAAATTTGACGTGAGCCCCGGCAGGGCCTTCGCCATATCCTTCAGCTCGAACCGACCAAGCTTGCCACCGTATGCGGCACGGTTGAATGCTTCCTTCAGACCCGCATCGCCCTTGATCCCCAGCGTCTCAGAGAACGAATAGACCATGCCGGCGAGATCTTTCATGTCAGCATTCGTTGCTGTTGCGACACGGCCAAGCAAACCCGATTTCTGGCCGGCTTCTCGTGCGTCCATGCCTGATGCAACCAACGTGCCGACGCCTTCCAAAATGGCGTTGTGCCCTTGGCTCGTCGCAAGCGCAGCGCGGCGCATCGTTTCGCCGATCCTGAACTCCTCGACGCGTGTCAGGTTGCCGGTGATCGCGATGTCACGTAGGCCAGCCTCGAAGTTGGCCGCTTGCTTCACGGCACGGATAACCGGCGCGGCGGTCGCGGCCGCAGTGGCGTAGGTGCCGAGCATGTCGGCGCCGAGCGCCTGACGTTGTTCGCGCAATGCAGCGCCCCGTGCGAGGCGTGCCGCGAGTGCGGCCTGCCTCGCGTTGAGCTGCTCAATGGTCCGACCGAGACGCTCGTACTGGCTTCGCAGCTGCGCGATGTTGCGCATTGGATGGGCCATGGCTCGCGCCATCACGTCGCCCAGCCGGGCATGCCTCGCCCGCAGATCATCAGCGACGCGGCCGAGGCCGTTGAGCGTCGTCCGGGTACTGGAGAACGCGGCGCCAAAGCTACCGAGCAGCGTCGCGCCGATCCGTACGCCAATAAAGAAGTTACTTGCCATACCCTTCGCCTATTGTGCGTCCGCGCGACGCTTGATCTCACGTTCTGCGGCGTCGATCCAGCGCCAGTAGTCGTCCATTTCCAGCTCTGCGATTTCGGACGGCTGCATGTTCAACACCAGCAGCAACACCTCATCCAGCGGCCAAAGCACCGAGTCAAGCGGCTCCGGCACTCGACCCGGCTGCGCCTGTGGCGCTCGCATCTTTGGCGGTATCCCGTCCCTCAACCATGAGGCGAAAGGCATCCGTGAGCTGCTTCGAGTCGGCCAGATCGAGCTCGCCGATATCCTCGACGGTGAGGCCGGTCAGGAGAGAAAGCAGGAAATCTTCCTGTTCGCTCGGATCATCGCTGAACTTCGTCGCGAGGCCCATCTCCTTTCGCTTCCCGCGACGGAGGTTCAGTTCTTCGAGCGTTTGGCCGGTTGCGAGTTTGACGGGAAATTTCAGCGGAATTTTCATGATGTGCTCCGTAGGGATAGAGCACACATTGTCGAATTGCACGCGCGATCGCGCTTTTGACGAAGGCTAAAAAAAGACCCGCCGAAGCGGGTCAAATCGGGGAACGGCAGGAGGATGTAGTGAGATCAGCCGCCGATGTTGGCGCGGTAGTCGGCGAGCATGTCTTCGCCGTCGACGCGGAAGATGTTGGCGAGATAGTCCAGCTCCAATACCTCCTGCCCGTCGATGACCTGCTTGATGTAGGTCGCGCCGAACGACGAGCTGAAATCCGCGTTCTCGTGTTGCTTGTACGTACCGAGCGGATTCTTCTTGAACATCACCGTCAGGTACGTCACGAGGCTGACTTCTTGTACGCGCCCTTGAGCACCATACGTCTCGACGCTCGAGCGGCACTGCAGCTGTACCGCCTTGAACGGATTCGCCATCGCGCGCGCGACATCCGTGTAGAGCGAGTTCCACTTGATCTCGCCCTCGAGCTTGTCCAGGCCGCCCGGCAGCTCGACCTTTCCGATCATGCCGAGCGCCTTGTGTTCCGCCATGATCGCCTGGATGTCCGGCAGCTTGATTTCCTCGGCCTTGCCGAGCATCGAATTACCGTTCACATACACGTTGGCGTTCGTGATCCGGTTTACTTTGACGCCGCCTGCCATGATCAGTTACCTCCCTTCAGGGTGAGCAGGTACTCCGAGGTGATCTCGGTTTCGTAGGTGAGCCGCTCGAGCGGCGGCGGCACCGTGTATTTGTAGTTGATGAGGACGTGACCCGCGGACAGCTCTTCCTTCGGATTGCGAGCCGGATTGAACCACGCCTTGAAGCCGAGCAGCGCACCGTCGCCGATCAGCTTGCGGCCGAAGCCGTTCACGGATTCGACGAGCGAATCGATGACTGCCTGATCGATCGGCACGTCGATGAACTGCTGGCTGAAGTACCGCAGCGATTCGTTGATGACGTCGCCGGTGCGCCGTACGTTCTCGAAGTTCCGCATGTGCGTGACCGTCGGCCATGCCGCGGTGCGGTTGCCCCACAGGCGCAGACCCGAGCCGTACGAGTTGAACACCGTTGTAATGCCTTGCTCGTTGAGCAGGTTCACTTCCGATTGCGGGTCGTCGATCATGGCCGAGAGCGGACGCTCGACGCCCGTAACGCCAACGAGTTGCTGATTCGAGCTCGACCACCAATAACCCTTGTCCAGGTCGACGCGAGCCCGCAGGCCGGCTGCGCGCGACGAGAGCGGTTCAAGCCGCTCAGCGTTGGTTTCCGCGTCGTAGACCTTCACGTGCGGATAGCAGAGGCGCACGCGGTCGCTCGACGTGTTGAAGTTGATCGTGCCCACCGGCCCGCGACCGGCCAGAACCTGCGCGAAGGTCGTGCCGATCGGCGCGTCGACGTACGCAATGGCGCCGAGTTGACCGGCCATCGCCTCCAGTTCGACCGCGACGGAGTTTTGCGTGCAGTACGCGGGCGCAATCAGGATCTTCGCGAAGTAGCCGTACAGGTTGTAGGTGTCCTTCAGGGCTTTCATGCCCGTACGGATGCCTGCGGCGTTGATCGCGCCGATGATGTCCGCGGCCGTGACCTTCGTCGGGTCCGCGTAGTCGTAGGTCGCCTTGGCTGCTGCGGCGCCGGCAGGAATCTTGCCGTTCTTGATGCGCGTGATCACGCCGCCGACCGGATCGACGGTGTAGTCCGTGTCTTCGTCATACGTCGTGCTGCCGGAATCGTTCTTCAGCACGAGATTCGCCGCGGCCGGATGCGTGAGCTTTGCCCGGCCCGTCGCCGGGTCGAACGTAATCGGCTCGCTCGGCGCGTTGCTTTTATGCACCGCAGGATCGAGCACGTTGATGACGATCACCGTGCCGCTGCCGTAGTCGTAGACCGCGTCGAGCGCTTGCGGAATCGTGAACCCGGTCAGTTGCGGTCCGAACTGCGCGCCGTCGCGATCGGACAGCGACTGGACGGGCGTGTTGACCGGCCCGATCGGGGCCGTCCCGATCAGGCCGATGACCGCCGATTTCACCACCTTGACCGGCCGGGAGCCGGTTTCCTTCTCGATGGTCTCGACGCCATGCAGATAGTTTGCCGCCATCGCTCAGGCTCCCTTCGTTGCCGCGTCGACCGCGGGCTTCGATTGATCTTCCGCGGTGCTGATGCGTGCGGCCTTGGGTTGCTTCGCCGGCGCGAGCTTCAGGTAGCCCATCGCCAGCAGCGTTTTCGTGTACTCGTGCTGCTCGGGCAGATCGACTTCACCGCCCGTGTGCAGCATGACTTCACGGACGTCGCTGCCGTCCTGCAGCGTGACGCCGCTGGTCGGTCCGCTGTATTGGTAATTCACGATTCCTCCTGGTAAGTAACTTCCGTCAACAGCGGTCCGTCGTTCGGCTCCGCGTCCTCGACGATCACGGCCTCCGCCGAAAACTCGATCACGTACTGCCACAAGCCGGCCGATTCTCCGAGAAACTTGTCGCTGGTCGCCGCGAGCTTCCTGCAGTCCGGCGGGCGGAAGCCCACCAGCGCGCCGCGAACGTGATCGAGAACGTCGATTGCGCCCCCGCGGCCATTGAGCTGTCGCAGTACAACCGCGACAGCGAATTTCACACGCCGCGGCTGCACAACCATCGCGGTATCTACGGTCGCGTCGTACTGGCTGCCCGGATAGCTGACAAGCAACGCCCCGATGGCATGGTTGAGCCGGTAGTCGTCGGGACGCTCCGGGAAATACTCGGCCGTCAATGCGGGCAGCTTGGCGCGCAGGCGTGCCACGATGGCGTCGACCATTTCGAGCGTCGTCGCCATCAGTAGCGCTCCAGCAGGTTCGAATCGAACACTTGGCGCCGAGCGCGTACCTTCATTTCACCCGGCTCAGGCGTCGCCGCGCCGCTCGGGTCGCCAATCGTGAGCTTGTTGTCGCGGATCTTCTCCAGCATGTGCATGGACGCCTTGAAGGTCTGCGACACGGTTTCCGGCAGCCCGGCTCCTTCGGGCCGGCGGGCATACAGCCAGTGCCGGGCCAGATTTACCGTGACGTCCTTGATGACCGTCGGAACGGGCGAAAGCGGCAGGTTGTAGCGGCCGCGCAGATGCGCGTCGACGATTTCCTCCGCCTGCCGAACGGCGCTCTCGACGATGTCGACGTTGATCGCCGCTGGCGGTGGAGTGCCGTAATCGGTGGTCGTGTCGTTCGTCAGCTCGATCAGCGTCCGCTCGGGCACGGCCGCCTGCAGGTCGGACAACGCGCAGTAGCGCACGTCAGATACCTCGCAGGATGCGGATCACGTCGCCCGCGGCCGCCGCGGCGTCCAGCGCGTAGCCGTTGGACACGCCGGCCGTCTTCGGGATGGCTTGCCCGGCGGCGTCGACCTGGACCTCGGCTTGCTGGTCGATCGGCGCGCCGGCCATCACGAGGATCGTGCCGAGCAGGTTGACCGACGCTTGCTCGCCGATGTCTGCGCTCGTTTCTGCAACGCCGAGCGCCTTCGCGCCGGCTGCGCACACGCCACCATCGAAGCCGACGAACTGAAAGCGATTCAGGCCGGCCGTGGCGGTAACGGAGGTGGTAAGGATCGGTTGATGCGTTTTCATGGATCATGTTCCGTTCGGGTTGGTCTCGCCCGAAGGCGAGACATGGTCAGTACGGGATTCGGTGCGTTGCGCGATCAGCCGTTGATGCCGGTGATCAGGTAGCCGGCGTCCGCGCCGAGCAGGTACGGACGGAAGATGTCCGTGCTCCGCACCAGTTCGAGCTTGCCGTCCTCGATGCGCGTGTCGACCACCGGATTGCCTTTCTTGCGCAGCGTATAGCCGTAGGACGGCTCGTACGGCGTGCGCTGTTGGCTACCGCGTTGCAGGGGAACATAGGCGAGCACGATGTTGGCGCCCCAGATGTCCGTGAAGCGGTCTTTATCGTCCGCGAAGATCGCCTCGCCAACCGCGATGTTCTCGACCTCGAAGATTTCCTTCAGCAGGTCGACGGTCACGATGCCCTTCATCGAATACTTGATCTTCTCGATGAGCTGCGGGTGGGCCTTCAGCGTCTTGTAGGCCGACGCGCCGATCACCATCGTGTTCGGCCGGCGACCGATTTTCATGCGGATCGCTTCCTTGCCGTCTTCGACGACGCCGACCGGATCGCTGTTGGCCGCGGTGAACTTCTCGGTCGCGCTGAGTTGCTTCTTGTTGCCCGCGGCGTAGCTGCTTGGGCTCTGCGCGAGGTCCGCAATCATTTTTTCGCGGCGCAACTGGATCGCTTCGGTCGCAGTCTGGACGGCAGCCTGTTCCAGCGGGAATGCCGATTCCTGGTCTTCGCGGTAGTCGATCGGATACTCGAGATCGTGTTCGTCGAGGACGACGTCGACGCTGCCCAGGTCTTCCGGGTTCATGCGGTTCGACTTCGCGCGCAGGGCACGTTCCGTCTTGTAGAGGCGGAACGATTCCTTGCCGAACTTCGGAATCTTGCCGCCTTCCTTTTCCACTTCGACGACCGGCATCAGGTTTTGGCCGATGAATTCGGCGTTCGTGTAGCCGATCGCGAGATTCGTCAGCACGGGGTCGACGATTCGCAGTTTCGAGAGACGTCCCATCATTTCTCCTGGCTCAATGGCCTTTCGAGTGGCTTGCGCCGGTTGTTAGCGGATCACCGCGTTTGCGGCCGTCGCGTAGTCGACGCTGTGCTCGCGCATGTAAGCGCGAATGCGGCCGTCCAGCTCGACTCGCTTCGGGTCGACGTTCTCGCCGTACTCGACGGTGTCAGCGCTCGGCGTGGTCACGCCGGCACGCTCGCGCGTCGCGTGTTCGCCGAAGTCGACGACCTTCGGCAACTCGCCGAGGAACGAGCGGAATGCGGTTGCGAGCGGCTGCTTCGCATCGCCTTCGCCGAACTCGAGCGGCGTGTCACCGTCGGCGAAGTCGAGGAAGGCGACAACCGCGTCCTTGTGCTTCGGTGCAAGCGTGCCGCCCGTGACGAGCTGCTCGGCATACGCCACGTGGTCACCGTGGCGGCGTTCGGATGCCGCGTTCCGTTCACGCGCCTGGGCGTCGGCGAGCTGCTGTTTGAGCTGGTTGTTTTCGGCCTCCAGTGCGGCCTTTTCCTCGGGGGTCACTGCGTCTTTCTCCTGCTGGGTGGTGGTGGGGTTGGTCGCCGCGTCGCGTTCTGCGAAAGCGCTGGTGGGAGCGTTGTCTTGCCGCGCCGCTTCACGGATCGATTCGATCTGCCAGTCCGGGACAACCCGGTCGGCCGTGTCCTGGCCGAATTGCGTCAACATCCATTCGCGCAAGCGCCGCCAGAGACCGGCATTCATTTCCTGTCCCCAATCGCTGAACTCCACGACGCCTTCATTGGCATCACTGAAACTGACGTCGCGCAGCCCCTTCAGCGCCGGCGGCTGCGCGCCGAGAAAGCCGACGTGACGCAGGTAGTAGACGCCGGGCACCGGGTTGTGCGGCGAATCGGGGTGGTAAAAGCTGGCGCTGATCTTCTTGAAGCGGCCCGCGGTCACGAGCTCGGCGAATGCCGGGTCGACCTGAACGGGCTCGGCCTGCAAATCGCCAGCGCCCGCCGAGAGCGATGCAACCCAGCCAAATGCGGGTGCGTTGTCACGCGGATGACCGATGACGATCGGCGCCTCGTGCAGCTTCGGGTCATAGGCTCGCGCCGTGGCAGCGAGATCCGTTTCGGCGAATTCGAGCACGCGACCGCTCATGTCGGTCTGCGTACCTGCCCGGAAGATGTGAAGTGGTTTCGCGTTCATGCTGCCCATATTCGGGCGGCAAGCTGAACGGGTCTTTTAATCGGCTTTACGATTGCGCGGGGGAGATTCGCGCGATGAGGGACGCGCTACAGGTTCTGAGCGCATCCATAAAGCCTTTATAAAACTTTACGAGGGAGTATCGGGGCGCTGGGGCTATCGTTGCTCGTCGGAGGTGGTCTGAGCGCGCGTAGAGGCCGGCGGGATTGCCGGCCGGTTAGCGCCGATTCGCCGCGTCCATGAGATGACGCAGGATCGTGTTGAGCACCGGCTCGACCGCTTCAGGCTGCAGCTGGCCGTCTGCCGTCACTGGCAGCCACGGGCGGGCTGGAATTTCGACCTTCAAGCCTCGGCCCGCTTGCCCACCGTCGTGCTGGATCGCGGCATATACCTTGTTGCTACCGATGTCCGAGTAGTCTTCGCCCGAATCGGTTGCCGTCGACGCTGCCATCTGCCCGCTGTCCTGCAGGATCATCAAACCGGACTTGCGCCGCGCGGCGGCCGCAGTCAGTTCGCCGTTCTTCTTGTACGCTTTCTTGCCGCCGATACGCAAATGGATTGTTGCTTCCGAAAGCGGCTGCCAGCGCGGTCGCCCCTGCGCGGCGAAGTTGTCCTCGACGACCAGCGCGAGTGCCTGCGCGATCTTACGCATCGCGCTCGCCTTCTGATACCCGGCCTGCTCGAGCTGGAGCATACGTGCTCGCAGCTCAGTGTCGTCGATTCGAATTTCTGCTCTGCTCACCGCAACTCCCTCCGTGCAATAGTGGCGAGATCGCCGGAGTACCGCGACGTGTCAGGACGCCACGCGGCAGCGCCCGGGTTGTAGCTCCAGCCGACGTCCGGCGATACGACGATGTCCCGACGTGTGACCGGATCGACGGCGCGGTAAGTGGCGACCTCGCGCATTTCGCCGGTCTTTTCGCTGACCAGCTTGAGCGTTTTTCCGAGGCGATCCCCCGACGACTCCACCTTGATGCCGCGCGCGATGATCTCGTCGTGCGACAGCGCAACCACGCGGCACCGGCAACCCCAGCCGTTCGGCGGATAGAACGACTGCCAGAACGGATCGTCGTAGCGGAACACCTTGCCGTTCATCGCGCGATGGCTCGGGCGCGTCCGGCTGTCGAGGATCGCCACGTACATCCAGTACGGGCGGTCGTCGACGTTGGCGATCTGCTCGGCATAGCGGCCCGCCATGTAGGCGGTCTGGAGGTTCGTGCGGTAGATCGTTTGCAGGCGCCACGGGCTACCGAGCTGAACCTGCGAAATCTCGCCGGTGTCCTCGTCGACGTGTTCTTGCTTTCCCCACCAGCCCTTAGATTGCAGGACGGGCGTCAGCTCCTTCGTGAACCACCGGAGCGTCTTGCCCTCGCTGATCGCGGTCTCAACGGCGTTGCGGATGTCCTGCAGGATGTCCAGGCGCGTCGCCTTCGCGACCGTGAACGCTTTTGCCTGCGCGTCCTGCCACAGTTCCTCCCAATCCCACGTGATCTCGTAGCCCTTGCTGCGCAAGTACTCGATCGCCTTCTTCGGCGGGAGCTTCATGCAGTAGCCGAGATCGACCGCTTCAGGCATGGAGACGCCCCCACAGGTTCGCTACGAAGATCGCGCGTGCAAGGCGTTCCTGCAGCGCGTCCGCGTCGAGACTCGGATACAGCTCGGCCAGCATGCCGAGCAGCTCGTCGGCACTCGCGCCGTTTGCAATCCGCTTTAGGAGCGGTGCGATCAGCGCCTGGGCGTCGGCATTCAGGTCGCGCGACGAAAGCGCGTTCAGCGCTGCGTCGAGTGTGTCCTGGTCGGGCGCTTCGAATTCCGCAAACGATGCGGTCGCCACGGCGTCGACGGCCGACGCCGGCAGCGGCCGCTCGTTCAGGTCGCCGTCCTGCAGGTTGTACGCTCGCTTGAAATACGTCGGCGTGAAGCTCGCGCCGGCGCGTGTCAGCTTCTCGTCGCGACCGGCCTGTACCTCGTCGACCTGTTCCTGTTGCCACATCTCGTAGACGGGGCGATCAGCACCATCGAAGTTCAAGTCGCAAATCCAGCGAATCAGCATGTTCATCGCCTCGGCGACAATCGCCTTGTCGCCGTCCCGAATGTCGTCCGTGACCTCGAGCCCGGCCTGCGCCGACGCGCGCGTCGATGTGGCCTCGGTGGTCTGGTTCTGGCCCAGCAAGGCGATCGATACCTCGCCGCGGCAGAAGTACAACAGGCGCTCGTAGACGTCGGCGCTGCCGCTTTTGCCGGCCGCCTCCTTGATTTCGATGCTGGAGTCGTCCGGGATGACCGCGACGGCGTCCTGCACCATGTCCTCAAGGCGATCGAGCAGCAGGTTGGTTTCAGCATCGGACGCGCTGCGCGGGTGCTTGCCGACCAACATCGGCGAGCCGTACTTTTCGGTGAACTGCACCCAAAACTTGAGACCGCCTTTCTTGAAGGTCGTCGGCCAGAAGCACATCGAGAGGTCCGGGAAGCCGTACGGGTTCAGGTACGTCGCTTCCTGCCGCGGGACGAGGAATTTTCGGGCCGGCAGTTCCTCGCCCTGAATCCGGTTTTCCTTGCTGCGGAAACGCAGCTGATTGTCCGGATCGTAGACAAACCAGTCAGCCGGCTTCCCGACGATGTCGGTCGGAACAATGTAGTTGCCGACCTTGCCCCACGTGATTTCCATCGGCTGATAGCCGTACAGGACTGCGTCCAGCATCTCGGTAACGATGCGGGAGAGGTCGAGGTCGGCGAACACGTCGGTGATCGATTTCGCTACGCGGCTCTTTGCCTTGCTGCGGTCGAGGCCCCATTCAAGCGATTTCACGGCCGCCTTGCGACGGCGCACGCAGCCGCCGACGTGCGCGTCCGCACGCAGTTCGCGATAGACGCGGATGTCCTTGCCGAGCGCCTTGAGCACCGGATCGGGATTCGGCAGGTACATGCCAAGCGCGAGGAAGTCGATGCTTCGCGCGCGCGTCGCGATCTGCGACGACAGCGACTTGTCGGTCTCGCCGAACTTCACAAACTCGGTGGGACTGACCCACAAACCCTTGCTCATGCGTAACCCTCTGTCATTCGTGCGCTGGCGCGGCGCCGCCGCGACTTGGCGGTGACCGGGCCCTTGTTCAATTCTCGGCTCGCGTAATACGCGAGGGCGACCGCCACGGCGGCGTCGCCGTGGCGCTTGCCGTCGTCCTGGCCCGTCGTACGGACATCCGGGAGGCGCGGCACGCCCTTGATGACCTGCACGGCGCGCAGGTCCGCGAGCACGTCGGCATCCTTCGGAAGGCCGTCCAGCGTACCGTCCTCGAGCGCGGCCTTCACGGGCGGCATATGCTCGCGATACCACGACTCCGACAGCATCACTTGCTGGATGCGCGATGCGCCGTAGCGCTGCATCGCGATTTCGGCGAGGTACTGGCCGTTGCCTCGCGCATCGAAGGCGCCGCCCGTGAAGCGCGGAAGTCGATCGAGCAGATAGAAGGCGATCTGCTCCTGCTGCCGGAACGGCACATTGCGCAGCTCGACGACGAACGGCACGCGGCGGATCAGGTTCTGATGCTCGATCAGCGGCACATGGACCGTCAGGTCGCCGGTCCGGCCGAAGTCCTCGCCGTTGTACGAGCGAGCCTCGGCCGGGAGCGCCGTGAGCAGCGAGCCGAGCGTCGCTTCGAGCCAATCGCGGCACTCGGCGGCCCGGATGTGATCGGGAAGCACCTCGAAACCCTGCTTGCAGGCCCAGCGCAACACCGGCGTATCGGCCGACATGCGCGACTCGATCAGCACGCGAGAGAGCCATGCGCCGCCGCTGTTCTTCGGCACGCAGTCCAGCTCTTCCTCGGCATCCGCGCCGTACGATGCACGGATATCCTTGACCCACTTGGCTTCGCCTTCGGCCGTCCAGGCTACGCCCTTGCGCAAGCAAATGCGTTGGTAAAGCCCGTCGCGAACTGCATCTTCGAACGTGATGCGATGCAGGCTGTACGGCTTCTTGCCGGTACGGACGTCAGTGACCAGCTCATTGAACGGGTTGTCGACGCCGTCATGCGTCGAAATGATGTGGACCTGACCGCCCCACATCAGCAGGGCCATCGCCGCCTTCAACAGCTCGCCGAGCTGCTCGTGGAAGGCAGCTTCGTCGATGATCACTCGGCCTTGCTTGCCGCGCAGGTTCGACGGGCGCGACGACAGCGCCGTCACGCGAAAACCCGAAGCGAAGCGGATCACGTACGCGAGAATCGACTTGTCGCCGTCCTTGTCCTGAAAGACCTCCTCGGTTTCCTCGATCTCGTCGGCCGCGAGGCTGTAGAACTTGGCCCAATCGGCGCAGTCCCGGATGAACTCCTGCGCCATGTCCTTGTTGTAACCGACGTACCAAACGTCCATGCCGCGTTGGCTTGCCGCCAGCAGCGCAGAATCGGCTGCCTCGCCCCATGACAGGCCGACGCGGCGCGACTTCTCGCAGACCTTGACGGGCGACGTGTCGGCGCACCATTTCTGCTGATACGGCAGCAGGACGGCAGGCGCACGATCGGCTCGGCTCTCTATGATCATCATCCTGCGATCCCGAGAATTTGACGGCGGATCGCGTCGGCCGCGTCGTCGGACAGGCCGCCGCTCTTGATGACCTTGTCGACGACCGCGGCGGCCGCTTCCGCGCGCGCCTGGACCTCCAGCCGGAACTTCTTCTGGTTCACGCTCGCGCGGGCCAGCGTCGCGATGTTCTTCGCGGCCTTGGACAGCAGCGCGATGCGCTCGCCCGGATCGGCGTCTTCGTCGGTTGCTTCCTGCAGGTTGACGATCGATTCGAACATCTCGGTCTGTACCAGCGCGATGACAGCCTCGGACCGCGCGTCCTGGTCGTCGGCTGCGCCTTCGGTCAGCATGCGCGCGGCTTCCGTGCTCGCGCGAATCGCTGCCAGCCGGCGTTGCAGCGGTTGGCCGTAGCGGTGAATCGCCGACTTGCTGATCGTGTAGCCTTTCTCACGCAGCGCTTCCTCCAGCAGCTGGTAGCCGCTGAAGTTGCCGTCGATCAGTTCGCGATCGAGCCAGTCGCGGACGGCCGGCGGCAGGCCCTGAACGCTGTTGCTGCGGGCCATGTCATTGGCTCCAGTACTTTGCCGGCCGCGCGATGCCCGGCTCGCAGTCGATCGTGTACTCGGCGATGTCGACGCCATAGCGGGTCAGGTCGCCCCACCAGCGGCCCGACGGTTCCTTGCGCAGCTTCACGAGCACGCGATCGGCGAGATAGTCCAGTTCCTTGCGGACCTCGAGCGCGGTGATGTCCGGATAGATCGATCGCATCGTCATCTGGATTACGTCCTCGACGACTTCCTCGGGCCGCGCGTTGTACAGGGCGAGGATCAGATACCAGCGCAGCGATTCGCGGCGCACCTTGGCTTGGTCGATCCCGAGCGAGTTGGTGCTCGTCATTGATTCCCCCGGAGTTGTAGGTTTTCGATCTTGAGCGCGACCGCGTCGAGCTTGGCTTCGATCACGGTCTGGTTGCGGACGTAGTCCTCGCGGCGCACGTATTGCAGCGGCAGATCCGCCTGGAACTTCAGAAAGTCGCGCTCCAGGCGCGCGGTGTTGTCCGCTTGCCGGCCGAGCTGCTTTCCCAGCGCCTCGAGTTGATCCTCCTGCCTCTTATCGCGGCTGGCCTGCTGACGCTCGATTTGCACGAGCAACACTTTGCCGGCCGCGAACAGCACGCCGACGAACGTCGCGAGCATCGACACCAGTTGCCAGAATTCCACCTGTAACGTCACTGACGGTCTCCCTCGATCAAGTCGATCAGCTTGTTCAGTTGCGATTCGATGTCGCGGCTGCGGCGGGCGGCGTCGATGTGATGGGCGAGGACGTCGTCCTGTCGTACCCCGGAGTCAAGGGTGTCATCGGCGCCGGCCGGCGCAGCAGTTCCGGCGGAAGCACCGGCCGCGGGCACACCATCGGGGCCGGCGGCGGCGTTCCACAGCCGGACAAAGCCACCGGTGAACACGCAACGAGGCAGATCCTGAAGTGGCGCATCCGGCGCCGGACGGTATTGACTCGTGACACTGGCGATTCTCCGTTTCAGTTCGTTGGATTCGAGCGCATGGCGGGCTTTCTCGGCGAACAGATCGCCGGCCAGGGTCGCCGCGCGCTGCGCTTCATCGCGCTCTTTCGCGCGCGCCTGGTCGACGGCCGTGCGTGCCGCATCTGCGTAGTGACGTTCAAGCTTCGCGGCCTTCATGTCGCCTGCGAGCGAACCGGCGTAATACCCGCCGAGAAAGGCGACTGCGCCGGCGACAACCGCTCCAGTCGCGGCGGCGCCGACCACGGCCGCGACGCGTTGGCCGCGCGACAGCGAGACGGGAGAGTTCATGCGCACGCTCCCGGCCCGAATCCAGCCTTGACGTAGCGCGGCTCGAACGTGCGCAGAATGACGCGCGGATACCCTCGGTTCTCGCGGAACGCGGCAGCATGTCGTCCCGCGTTGAAGCGTTCCACGTGCCCGAACCAGCGCTGACGATCGGCGCCGCCGGCTGCCGTTGCGCGCTGATCGCGATAGACCCACCCAAGGCCGCCGTTATAGGCCGAAAGCGTCATCGCCATGCGTTCGCATGCACCGGCCGCCGTGATCCGGTCCCACAGGTGCCGGTCGTACCGAACGAGCGCGCGAATCGACCAGGACGGGTTGAACGGCTGCGCGTCGCCGAGCTCGGCCGGATAGGCGCCCGCGATCCAGTCGACCGTCGACGGCATGAATTGCGACATGCCTTGCGCACCTACGACGCTCACGGCGTCCGCACGCCAGCGGCTCTCCTGGTGTATCTGTGCCGCAAATGACGACACCGGCGCGTCGATACCCCAGATGGCCCGCGCGTTGCGCGTCAGCTCGGCGCGATACGCCCGCGCTTCGGCGGGAACCTGCGCCGCGGCGGGCGAGATCACGCCGATCACCGCGACGATGGATGCGATCAGTGCGCGCATGATCAGAGACCCAGCGCGACGCCGACGACCACCCCGAGAACGATCAGCGCACGCCGCAACATGGCCGCGGCAAACACCAGCTCGTAACCCGTGACGACGCGATAGTCGACATCGAGCGGCGGTTCGTACGAGCCGTGCCGCCAGTCGTGCTCGAGGTAGCTGTCCGGGCGCGCGTAAGGGAACAGGCCGCGATCGAGCCAGTACGCGACGACTGCCGCGAGGCTCACGAGGCTCAGCTTGTACAAGGAGACCGGCAGCTGCTGGGGCGATACCAGCGCGATTGCCGTGACGAGGATGACCGCGACAACGAGCCAGCTCGTGAGCCGCGGAGAACGCTTGATGAAAGGCATGAGACCCTCCCGTGGTGGACATGCCGTCATCTTGGACGGCACAACCAGGAAGGTCTTTTAATCCGCTTTAGGGGCGTCCGGCCTTTCGATTCAACGGTTCACGCCATCTCGAAACAGCAGGTCGCCCACATTCACAAGGACGTGAATGTCGTCCTACAAGACATACGTCAGAGGCTCAACCCTCGCTCGCAAAACTCGTCGGCATATTTGGCATTGTTTTCCTCCTTGCAATATGCAGCGATTAGCTCCATCCCGGTTGGGTGCAGTAATTTGGGCTGCCCGCTCAGATTGAGGAGACGCCAATGGCTGACGCTGCCGGAGGCAAAGTTGACTTTGCGGATCTCGCTCATCTCGAACGGAATCTCGTAAATATCAGCGCGACTTTCATTGCCATAGCGGTCCACCAGCCCGGCATTCAAGACAATGCGGACTTCGTCTGCATGCTGGTTAGGGAAATACGTGACTACCCCTTTGAGGATCCGTTCAATACCGAATGTGGCACTCGACATGTCAGATCCCGCAGACATACCAGCCAGCTTCCAGACGATTCGCAGCGTGGTCTTCCCACCGTCCTTAACTTCGGCCGCGCTGAGGATGCTGCTATCGATATCCTTGACCGTCTTGGGTGGCTCGTCGCCGCAAGCGGAAAGAAGTAGCGCCGTGACCATACTGATGGCCATCTTTTTCATTTTTTGGTCTTCCTATATTTTTGAAGGACTCTCGTCGACGCGGGTACGCACTCGCCCCGTGCCCCCTCATTACTTTCTGCGTGGACTATCGATCCGGCGCCAGCTTGGCTGCGCACTCTTCGCGTCAACAATACACTCAATATCGGGCGCATTGGCGTTATCGATGACACTGCCAATTGCGTAGGGTTTTCCTGAATACATACATTGTTTTGACTCCAACAACTGTAGAGCCGTCATCGATGTATCTGCTTTGCGCCAGATAATGGCGCCACACGTCACAGCAACCACCAGTGCCACTGCGAGAGCGACGAGATTTCGCCGTCCTGTCGCGAGGCGCCCCTTCGCATGCTCAAGGGATGCTGACAGCTCCCGATTCCGTCCTTGACTGGTATCGAGCTTCTTTTTGAACTCCTCGATCGCGTTCGTCAATCGAGATGCGCTGTCATAGTTTTTGTTCGCTTTGTCTTCTGCCTTAGTCAGCTCAGATCGTAGGATCCGCATTGCCTCGGCTTGCTTTTTGAATCGCGTTTCCAAGTCAGCAAGTGCGCTGCCCCTTTCTTCAAGCTGTTCGACCAGATTCTTTGCAGCAGGGTCATGGCTCGCACTTGCCTGTAGCAGCTTGGCGCGATCAAGCAACAGGCCAAGAATCGTCTCGGCGGGATCACGATGAACCAGGCACATGGTTTCGATGTTCTCCACGCCGATAGTGCGGTGGAGAAACTTCCATGTTTGCCAGCCCGGCGTGCCGAACTCGATTTCCAGTTGTCGGACGAGCTTGTTCAGATCAGCTCGCTCGGTCTTAGTGAGCAGCCGGCCTTGACTGTAGTTATGGTTGACAACGTCGCGGCCAGCGACATCACCGACCGCCCCGAGAAACTCCTGCTTGGCCCCGTCTATTTCCACAACTCACCTTTTCTTCTTGATATCACGCCCGGCAATGTCCCCGGTTGGCGCCTGATGAAACACCTGCATCGAACCTGCAAATTTCTCCGGCTTCTCAGCACCGCCGCCGAGCAGCACGCGCAAAGCGGCGTCGCGTAGTTCGGGCGGGCTACTGCGGTATCTGGAAAGCAGCAATTGCTCCTCAGGCGTCAGCGTTGACACGCTCGGACTTTCTCCCGCTCCGGTAAGGACCCACCCAGGGTCCGCTCCAAAGCGCGTCCGTAGCACAAGCAGCGATCCCCCGTCTGGTAGCGCCTCATCGGCCTCCCACCGAGTCACCGTCTTTCGATTCACGCCCAGTTCGGCGGCGAACTCGGAAACCCCGCGAGCACCGCGGATTGCCTTGATTCGATCCCCGACAGTTTGAGACACAAACACCCCTTGCAAATGGGACATTTATGTCCCATACTTCACTCACACCGTCCCACCACGAACGGCAACCTAGTCGGCACTTCGTACAGCGCCGACGGCCCCTTAACCGGAGCGTCTATGAAACTGCGTACCGCCGCTGAAGCCCGCGCGGAGCTTCAATCGAAAGGTATCTCGATCACCCAGTGGGCGATCGCCAACAAATTCTCTCCCAATCTCGTTTTCGAAGTCCTGGGCGGCCGGAAAAAGTGCGTCCGCGGCCAAGCGCACGAGATCGCCATCAAGCTCGGCATCAAGGCCGGCGAGATCTGCTCCGATCCGGCGAAGGCGCTGGCCCCGATCCGCCATCACCGTGTCGCAGCGTGAGGCAAATCATGCGCATCGACGCCCTTGGATTTCCGGTCCACGCCCCCGTCATCGGCGGGCTCTCGCCTCGTCAAGCATTTGGGCCAGCTGCTGCATCACCTCGCCGCACCGGACATACACCGGCTCCGGCTCACGACGCCGGGCAGACGCGGCTCGCCGCAATGTCTGCGAAAACCGCGGACCGTCGAGCCGATCGTCCTCCTCGAGCTGCGCGATAAGCCGCAATACCGTCTGTCCGATCGCGTCGATCCGAGCCGCCAGTTCTTCGAAATTCGAGTCCGTCATGGAACTTTATCACCAGAAGATTAACTGCTTTCGATTCTACGAGTCGCAAAGCCGTTGCATAGCTGCAAAACGGGATTTTGTTTGGAACCCGTTTAACAACGCAGAAGGCGGGGGTTCCAAATGAGCCGCCGCAACTGGAAACGCATTCAGCCGCATAGCCTTCGGCACGCGCTTGAGCTTTGTAAGGAACATGCGCGCGACCGCCGCAACCTGAGCGTCGAGCGCATCGCCGAGCACATGGGGCTCGCTGACCACTGGACCCTCTATAAGTGGTTCCAATCCGGTCGCATGCCGATCGCGCTGGTTCGGCCATTCGAGGAAGCATGCGGCGCCGATTTCGTCACCCGTTGGGTGGCGGCCAGCGCCGGCCGCCTGATCATCGACATCCCGACCGGTCGTGACGCCACGGCCGAGGACATGCAGGTCCTGCAGCGCACGCTCAACGCCGCTGTTGGGCAACTGCTCGATTTCTACGCGGGTGCTGCCAACGCGGACGAAACGATCGCGACTATCCAGAACGCAATGGAAGGCCTCGCGTGGCATCGCGGCAACGTCGAACGGCATGTACAGCCGGAACTCGACCTTGGAGCGCCCGAATGACTACGAACGCAACCACGAAGTCCGCCGAGAAGGTGCTGGAAGTCCTCAACGTCCTGCTCGGCCATTTCGCGCACGGACTGACACCGGGCGAACTCGCCAAGGCAACGAGCCTGTCGCCGTCGAACATCACGCGCTACGTGGCGACGCTGGAGGCGATGGGATTCGCTGAGCGCATCCCGGAGACCGGTCGAATCCGGCCGTCGGTTCGATTCGCCCAACACGCAATGGCGATCGCGCGCAGCCTCGATGCTGCCCGGAATCGCCTTGATGAACTGGCCACTCGGTTGGCCACCCCTCGATAAGGAGTAGCAGCACATGGCACGGAAACCCTCGAATGTGCAGCCGCAGGCTGTTGTTGTGACGGACGAGCAGACTCCCGGTTTGCCGGCGATGGCCGAAGCCGCGAACGCGTTAGCGGCTCGGTCAGCGATGGTCGCCGAGCAATTCGGCGACGGCCTGCCTTATGAGCGCAACCGAGTCGTGAATGAGGCCCGCTTCTACATGGCGCAATCGGCTGAGGCCATGCTCGAAGCGGGAAAGCGCTTGATTCTCCTGAAAGAGAATGAGCCGCATGGGGAGTTCGTGCAGATCGTCGAAAACGCCCTCGGGATTCATGAGCGCGCGGCTCAGCGCATGATGAAGGCGGCAGTGAAGTATCTGTCGCCGGCGCTTCAGACAAAAGCGACAGCGCTGTCGGTTTTGGGGAAAACAAAACTCTTCGAATTGGTTGCTGAAGACGACGAAGATCTCGCAGCGCTCGCGGATGGCGGCACCGTCGCCGGCATGACGCTCGATGACATCGATCGTATGACGAGCCGCGAACTGCGCACCGCGCTTCGGGAAGCACATGAAAACGCCGATGCCCAATCACGGCTGCTGTCGGACAAGAACAGCAAGATCGACGAGCTCGCGGCGAAGCTGAACAAGCAAAAACGCGTCAAGCCGGTTGCCCCCGACGAGGCGGGCGCAGAAATCCGCAAGGAGACCAGCGCGATCGCCTTCGAGGCCGAGTCGATCATTCGCGGCAACCTGCGCTCGGCATTCGAAACCTTGATGCAACACACCGAGGCGCACAGCACGCCCCACGACGACTTCATGGCCGGCGTGCTCGGACAAATCCAACTGTCGCTCAACCAGCTTCGAAGCGAGTTCGATGTGAAGGCCGCGGCCGACGGCGAAGACGTTCCCGAATGGCTGCGCGATACCGCTGCCGGCTCACCGGCTGACGACGCACACATCACTCAATGACCCGGAGCTCGCGACGATGAGTGCCGTCTTGAACGAACGCATTGTGGCCATCGCACACGCCGCGCGTGCAGCGGGCCACGGTAACAAACGTGCGATCTACGACGCAGCCTGCCGCGAGCTGGGTCTTTCCATCGCAACCCTGATGCGCAAACTCAAGGAAGCCACCGTGACCCAGCAGCGCAAGCGCCGTACCGACGCCGGCCAGAGCGCGTTGACGCGCGCCGAGGCAATGACAATTTCCGCGTTGCTCATGGAGTCGACCCGGAAGAACGGCAAGCGCTTGTATTCGGTCGCCGACGCGGTAGAAACGCTGCGGGCGAACGGGATGATCCGCGCCGAGTACCTCGACGAGTCTACGGGCGAACTGCGGCCGCTGTCGGAAAGCACCATTCAGCGCGCGCTGCGAGTGTACGGCGTGCACCCGGACCAGTTGCTTGCGCCGGCCCCTGTGACCGAGCTGGCAAGCGAGCACCCCAACCACGTATGGCAGATCGACGCGAGCCTGTGCGTTCTGTACTACCTGAAGCCGGCCGTCGACCAGCGCGCGAACGGGCTGCGTGTGATGGATCACGCCGAGTTCTACAAGAACAAGCCCCGCAACCTCGCTCGGATCGCCGCCGATCGCGTGTGGAGCTATGAAATCACCGACCACGCGAGCGGTTGGATTTACACCGAGTATGTGATGGGTGCCGAGTCCGGTGAGAACCTCTGCGCGACCCTGATCAACGCGATGCAAGAACGCGGCGCCGCCGATCTTCTGCACGGTGTGCCGCGCATCCTGATGCTCGACGCCGGTTCCGCTAACACGGCCGCGATGACGCGCAACCTGTGCCGGTCGCTTGGTATCGAGCTGGTCGTGCACAAGGTCGGTAACGCGCGCGCTACCGGGCAGGTGGAGAACGCGCGGAACATCATCGAACGCAAGTTCGAGCCGGGCCTGAAGTTCCAGTCGGTGAAAAGCCTCGACGAGTTGAACGCGCTCGCCAAGCGCTGGCGGATGCACTTCAACGCGACCGCGACCCATAGCCGCCACGGCGCGACTCGCAGTCAGGTGTGGATGCGGATCACTGCCCAGCAGCTGATCAAAGCCCCATCGCTCGACGTCTGCCGCGAGCTGGCCGTCGCCGCGCCGGAAAGCCGCAAAGTCACGCCGAAGCTGCGTGTGTCGTTCCGTGGCGACGAATACGACGTGTCGTCGGTGCCGGGCGTCATGGTCGGCGAGAAGCTGATGATCACGCGTAACCCTTGGCGAGACGATGCCGCCCAGGTCGTCATGACCGGCGAGGACGGGCACGAGACGTACTACGTTGTGCCGGTCGTTGTGCGCAATGAACTCGGCTTTGCCGAAAGCGCTGCGCTGATCGGCAAAACCTACCGTCGGCACGCCGATACGCCCGCGCAGCACGCGGTCGACGAGATCGAGCAGATCGTCACGGGTGCCACCACGCGTGCGGGCGCGGAAGCAGCACGCAAGGCGAAGGAGTTGCCGTTCGGGGGCCGGCTGGACCCGTACAAGCACCTCGACGAAGCCGATCTTCCGACGTACCTGCCGCGCCGCGGCACGGATCACGACCTCGTCGCGCCGCGCGTCGAGCTGGCACCGCTGTCGCTCGTCGAGGCGGCGAAGCAGATCAAGGCGGCCGTCGAAGCCTCGGGTGTCAATTGGAGCGCCGATCGGTTCCGCTGGCTGCAACAGCGCTATCCGGACGGCGTACCGCAAGAGCAGCTCGACGCGATAGTCGCCGAGCTTACCGGCCCGCGCGCGGGTCTTCATCAACCGCTGCAGGTCGTTCGCGCGGCGGCAGGAGGTCAATGATGTTGGTCCTGAAAAACGTTCTGCAGCGCGCGGCTCTCAAGCAGGCCGACCTCGCGGAACACCTGAATCTGTCACAGGCGGCGGTCGCACAGATCGTCAACCACGGCGTGTGGCCACGCAGCCTCGACGAGGTGGACCTGCAGGAGCGAATCCTCGACTACCTCCAGCAGCACGGCGTGCTGGATGCCGATTCCAGTGTATTCGGCGAAGTGAAGGTGGGCGGTCCGCACGATGTCTTGGCGGATACGACGGACCGCCCGGTCTCCCAGCCGAACAGCAATACCGATCTCAACCAGGAGGATTCCATGTTACTGCGCAAACAGGTTTTGGCACCAGCCGCCCGCAAACACTTCGGCCTGTTCCGCGATCCGTTCGCCGATGACGTCCAGTCGCACGAAGACATGTTCGTCAGCCCTGACATTCGCTACGTGCGCGAAGCGATGTTTCAGACGGCGAAGCATGGCGGGCTGCTCGCGGTGGTGTCGGAATCCGGCGGTGGCAAAACCACGCTGATGCGCGACCTCGACGACCGTGTCGTGCGCGAGAACCATCCGATCATCGTCATCAAGCCGTACGTGCTCGCGATGGAGGACAACGACCAGAAGGGCAAGACGCTGAAGGCGACCCACATCGCCGAGGCGATCATGGCCGCGGTCGCACCGCTGGAGAAGGTCAAGAGCAGCCCGGAAGCGCGCTTTGCCCAGTTGCACAAGGCCCTGAAGGAAAGCCACACGGCGGGCTATCGGCATTGCCTCGTGATCGACGAAGCCCATGCGCTGCCGGTCGCGACGCTCAAGCACCTGAAGCGCTTCTTCGAATTGGAGATGGGCTTTAAGAAACTGCTGTCGATCATTCTGATCGGTCAGCCCGAGCTGAAGGTCAAGCTGTCGGAGCGCAACCAAGACGTCCGGGAAGTCGTGCAGCGCTGCGAGATGGTCGAGCTGGCCCCGCTCGATGGCGCGCGCCTGGACGAATACCTGAGTTTCAAGTTCGGCCGACTCGACAAGCCGGTCGGCGATGTGATCGACGCGAGCGGCATCAACGCGCTGCGTGGTCGCCTCACGATGACGAGCACGCGTCGCGACCGCGCGGAAACGGTATCGCTTCTGTATCCGCTCGCAATCGGCAACCTGCTGACGGCCGCGATGAACTTGGCAGCGGGCCTGGGCGTGCCGGTCGTCACGGCCGACGTCATCAAAGGGGTCTGACATGGGCACGCTCGTTCAGATGAACCCGCTGGCCGTGCGCGCCCTGTTGCCTGAGGGAACGCGGATCTTCGACGCCGAATGTGTGTCGCGTCTCACGCTGCTGAATGCCTGCGCGCGCGCACTGCGCGGCTTGGGCTATCGCGTGCTGTCGGAAGAGATCGCGCCGCACGATGGCGGCCGCCCGCTGATCCAGATCGGCCCGTATCTCGCCAAATCGTCCGACGTGCTGCGGGAGCGCGCGGGCGGCATATCCATCCAGAGACGTGGCAATCACCAGTTTGCCTACGTCGTTTTCATGAGCGTTCGAGTGACATGGGAGGTAGCAGCATGAACCAGACGAAGCGAGCCCAGATTCTCAACCTGATCCGGTCCCGGCCCGGTATCCGTGAACCGGAAATCCGCGACGAAGTTGAGCTTCACGGCGCGATCGGCTCTTACATCAGGTCGGAAATCGACCGCGGCCACGTGCTCGTCGAGAAGGTGCAGTTCGACGCCGGCGGCACTGTCGCGACGTACCGCGAAAACACCCTCAAACCGCTCGAGCTCGATGCGGACGGCGGTGTCGCCGGGCGCAAGGCGCGCGCGCCATCGCCTGACACGCTCGACGGCTCAGCGGCCGTCGACATCGCGGTATCGGCTGCGGGCGTGACGACGATCTCGAAGGGCGGGAAGTCGGTCGTCTTGACTCCGGCCGACACGCAGCGTGTCGTGGCCTATCTCGATCGCATCAACATCGACCAGATTCTGGCCGATGTGCTGCAGTAAGGAAGCCCATGCGTACACGCTGCCCCAACTGCGGAACGACGATCTCGCTGGACACGCTGGTCGCACATGAAGCCGCGCGTGAAGCGCTGTCGGCGGTGTTCAAGCTGTCCGGGCCTCTCGGCGGCGCCGTCGTGCGCTATCTCGGCATGTTCCGGCCGCAGCAGCGCGAGCTGACGATGGACCGGCTCGCGCGGCTACTCGGCGAATTGCTGCCCGACCTGCAGGCTCAGCGCATCACCCGGTCGGGACAGCAATGCGACGCGCCGGCGGAAGCATGGATATGGGCGGTCGAACAGGCGCTTGCTGCCCGCGACGCTGGTCGGCTGACGCTTCCCCTCAAGAGCCACGGCTGGCTCTACGAGGTGATCAGCAACTGGCGGCCGGCGGGTAACGACCCCAGGCTCGCCGACGCGACATCCGGCGAGCCTCGCCGAACATCGTCACGGACGTTGTCTGCAATCGCCGCGCTGGAGAGCCGTGCTCGTGATTGAAAAATGGCTCGAGCGTGAAGTTGCGCGCGGTCTGCAAGGTCTTGTGGCGCTGCGCCTACCCGGCGCACCGGCGGAAGACAGCGTAACGCTCACGCTTGATATCTGGCTTGCGGCCCTTGAGGACCGTGCGACGACCTGGACAGAGCTCGGTGACGCCGAACGCATCCGCCGCGCGTTTCGCACGCTGTATCGCGTGTGCGACCGATGGCCCCCGCCGAAGCTGTTCATCGACAACCTCGGCAACCGCAGCCCGCCGCCGCGCACGTTGTCCGCACCGCAGATATCCGAGCAGGAGCGGCGGAGAAATCACGAAACATTGCGAGAGCTAGTTGAAATGTTGGCGCGTCAGCACGCAGCCACGAACAAAAAAGGAGCAACAAATGGAAAACGAGCAGATTCCGAGCGGGTATTGGAAGGACGCGAAAGGCTGCCTGATACCGGAAAGCATGATCAAACCGATCGATCGCGAGCGCGATCGTCTGGTGCGCGATCTGGTCGACCAAGCCAAGGTCAAGTCGAAGGCATTGGCTGAACTGAAGGCGCGAATTTTTGGTGACATTGCCGCGTTTGTGGACCTCTCCGCCGAGGAATATCAGACCAAGCGCGGTGGCACGAAGGGCAACGTCACGCTCTATTCGTTCGACGGGCGCTACCGCATCCAGCGCGCCATTCAAGACCATATCGCCTTCGATGAACGCCTGCAGGCGGCTAAATCGATGATCGACGAATGCCTTCATGACTGGACCACGGATGCCCGGCCTGAGATTCAGGCGATCGTGACGCAGGCGTTTGCCACGGACAAGGAAGGACAGATCAATACCGGCAGAGTACTCGCGCTGCGCCGACTCAACATTGCGGACGCGCGCTGGCAGCAGGCCATGAGCGCGATCGGCGAAGCCCTGCAGGTGATCGGCAGCAAGTCGTACGTGCGCATCTATGAACGCGTCGGCGACACCGACCAATACAAACAGATCCCGCTCGACATCACGAGCGCGTAGCCGCGGCGCTGGGCAATTTCGCTGGCCGCGAGCGCTTCGCGGCAACCACCAACTGGAGTGTTTATGAATAAGGCTGATCTCATCAACCACATCGCGGCTGACACGGGCCTGACGAAAGCAGACTCGGGCCGCGCGCTGGACGCCACGCTGGAGGGCATCACGAAGACGCTTCGCAAGGGCGACACCGTGACGCTGACGGGCTTTGGCGTCTTCAGCGTCGGCAAGCGCGCCGCGCGCACCGGCCGCAACCCGGCAACCGGCGACGAAATCAAGATTCCGGCGTCGAATGCGCCGAAGTTCAAGGCTGGCAAGGGGCTGAAGGACGCCGTCGCGTAACTGCGCAACCGCGAGACGCCCGCGTGAGCGGGCGTCTGCTCGGCGTGGCGGCCGGGCACTGACGAGCAGCCAGCGCGCGCGGCAAAAAACCGAACACCGAGGAACGGAATGAAAGGTAAAAGACGGTACGTGCTGACGCACGACTTCAGCTACGAGATCGTCGTGGAAATAGACCACGACGTATTGACGGACGAGCGGCTTTCCGAGCTGGTGCGATTTTGGGGCGACTGCGAATCTCGCATCAAACAACACGGCGCGCTCACGGCCTTCTTAAAGCTCTTTGCGGCACGGTTCATGACGGAGTCCGTGGCTTCGTCGTCGCCGAAAGACGCATTCAACGAGGGCCGGGTTGAGGGTTTTCCGGCTGTGGACGGGGCGAGCGGGCTGCTGGTCGTCGACTACGACAAATTTTCCTTCGAGGCGAACGACATCGATGTGCTCGAAATCTGACCGCTCGTCACACGGCCGGGGCGCCGCCGCGCGGCAACAGCTGATCCGCCTGATTCACGTCGCGAAGCGCGACTTGATGATGGCCGACGACAGCTACCGTGGCGTGCTACGGCAGATTGGAAAGAAGGAATCAGCTGCCGACCTGACCATTCCAGAACTGGAAAAGGTTTTGGAACACCTTAAGCGCTGTGGGTTCAAGGTGCGTTCCAACAAAGGAACCCGCAGCCGGGCGGACGACGACCAGTCGAAAATGATTCGCGGTCTGTGGCTCGAGCTGGCCCAGCGCGGCGTCGTGCAGAACCCGTCTGAGGAAGCGCTGGCGGCGTTCGTCAAACGGATGACGGGCGTCGACGCGCTGGGGTGGCTCGGTTCCGCCCAGGCGTCGCAGGTAATTGAGCACCTCAAAAAGTGGCGTAACAGGACGACGGAGGCCGTATGAAACCCGACTTCACGTTTAAGAGCAAAGGGCCTGAACTGCTGGTCGATTTGGCTCAGCACGTGGCGCATACGCTCACTGAGCTGGCAGACATCGGGAAGGATCAGGCCGAGCAGCTCGGACGCGAGATCGCCGACCGGATGGCAGCTCATTGGGGCGGGCAGAATATCTACTTTCCGATGGGCGTGTCCTACCGCCTGTCGCAGCGCGATCGGCAGATTTTCGACGAGTTCCGCGGTGACAACCATGCCGAGCTGGCGCGGAAGTACGGCGTGTCGCTTCAGTGGATTTACAAGATCATCAAGGCAGTGCGGCGCGACGAGCTCGCGGCCCGCCAGAGCGACCTGTTCGAGTGA